TTTGAAAGTCCGCGAGTAAGCGAGTGTAATGTTTCTTCCAACTATTAGCCCCAGGCACACCGACGCAAGGGATACCAACACAAGCAGAAAGAGTAATAGTATCAAGTTCACCTTCACACACTCCAATGTAATCGTTTGCTTTATCTATATCTAATACGTTATACATTTTGGTATCAGCACCAGTCATACCCATATACTTTGGTTCAACTGCTGGGTTTAAACTTCTAAATCTTAAGTCTACTGCTCCAGTTTTAGTAATGTAAGGTATAGATAATCTTCCGTGAAATGCTTCGTGTCCTACTTCAGGCTCCGCGACTACGCCTAATTGAGCCAGCCGTGCCACTTCCAATGGAATGCCTCTGCTTTTTAGGTAATCTTCCGCCAGATAAATGTTTGCCGCGTATCGTGCTGCCGCTTTGTCCAGTAATTCCTTCTGCGATGCGCTCTGCTTCACGGATGTTTACCCCTTCTTGTAGGCTTATGATTTGTAAACTGTTACCTTGCACTCCGCAGGCGAAACAGAAGAATATGTTATTGTCAAGATTCGCAGTTCCTGATTGGTGCGTATCGGAGTGGAATGGGCACTTGAGATTAACTTGCCCGTGAGTTTGTCGTAGACTTGCTCCGTAGTGCAAAAGGATTTCTCTAATGCTTGGTAGGTCATTGTCATTTCTTCTCACCATAACCTGCCTCTCTTAAAAGATTAACTACATCTTCTAGTCTTAACACTACAACCCAATCTTTAATTCTTTCTTCACCTTGACCATTAAGTCTTAAACAAACTAAACCAAGTATGCCAGTCTTAGCACGTTCCTTTAATTGCTTGATGGCACTAGATGGATTAAACCCAGTTCGTGCTTTCACTTCCCAATCTATACCAACACAGCCAGTTATGTCTGTACCACTGCGACCCGCCCCAGTAGATTCTGCATATGGAAATCCATTAAGTGCTAAGTATTGAGCCACTACTTTCTGGCTACGATACCCTCTATGTTTCCTAGATTGTGATGGCAATTGGCAATGTCTCCATCTTATTTAAAGATTCAACTGGGACATACCAAGTCTTATCATTATATTTCCATTCATTTTTCTTACAATCTTTTCCATACATCCAGCCCTTGGCACTGTAATAAGGTCCCTGCCAGTCAGGTGCAACTCTTCGTGTCTTATGACATAAGCCATCAGATATAAGAACATAAATTAAATCATCAGTATCTCTAACCGTATATCTCATACCACGCACAGGTGGGAATGCGTATCTAATTTCACCAAAACCAGGAATGTCTAATTCATTTTTCCATTTATTAAAATGCGGAGTAAAATCTGTTTTACCAATCATACGTGCAAAGGCTAACTCTGAACCAGCACACACTGCGTGTTGCCACAGTTCCCACAAATCACCTTCAGAATAATTTATATTTTTAGTTGGGTCCCCAAAATAAACCTTTTGTCTTTCATATCCAACCTCAACTGCAGTTGCTTCTTCTAGTGAAGTGAGTGCATATGACCACATTAATATGCGCTCTTGTCTTTCTTAAGAATGCGAACAGCCCAACCTAGACCAGTATTAAGTCCATCGCCCCATTCATCTTTTGCATCAATCTTTGCTTGCTCAATCTTACTAATAAAATCTTTAACTTCTGCATTAACTTCAAGCAAAACAAGACGACGAATCTCCTGTGTCATATCATCTTCTTCTTCTCTAATCACACTTACTCCTTAAACTATCCGACTGACCCTCATCAGTCTTTAATGTATAATTATATCACCTACTAGTCATATAATGGGTAGACACTCGCTTCAATAACGCCAAGCAATCTTTGGGTATTTAGTAAAATTAATAAAGAAAAACAAAAAATCAAACCTATTTACCTTGGCTAGCACTGTATTTAAGTTGTCCTCTTCCATACTTATTAAAGGATACTTCTCATACCCAATACCAAAGCAATGAATAGTATTAAAACCAATAGTTATAGAGACGCTACCTATATCTTTAGTCAAACTAACCACCATTCTCTGGTATGTCAGACATAAACATAAACTCAGGATTAAAGGATAGCCAACAGTTTAGATTGGCGTTAGCGTCAGCCCGTCCGTATCTATTCTTTACAGGAGCAACAGCCATAGAAGTGCCAACAACTCCAAGAGTGCAGATAAGAGCAGGAAGTTGTGCCACTTTACCTTGAAGAGCCGAGCGAGGTTGACAAGGAGTGCCAAGTACAGCCTCAGAAGTATGGTGCAGAATAATGACAGCAGCGTTAGTAGCACGAGCAAGGTATTTTAACTCCTTCATAATAGCCCTCATAGATGCGAACTCTTCGCCTCCGTCGGTTGCAATGTCCATAAGGTTGTCAACAAAGATTGCTACAGGAGGACAACCCCATAGTTCTTCAAAGGCTTGAACTTCTTCATCTATATCTTGCAACGTAGGACTGGATTCAAATGACCAAACAATATGAGCACCCTTTGCTAATACAGCACGAGTCCAACCTTGGTCAGTATTCATTAAGTCTTCTACGTCAGTTTGATTCTTACCTGAAATCATTGAGGCTAATCGCATAGCCATAGTGTGAGCATTAGTGTCAGCAGATATGTATAGGCTAGGTACTTTCATATTTAATGCTAAGGCTAAAGCAAGAGTTGACTTACCTACGCCTGGAGTTCCCGCAAGCATAGAGACTTCTGCTCTGCGAAATATAATCTTGTTGCTTTCAAATGTTTTAAATACAGAAGGTAATGGTTCACCACCAATATCTTTTCTACCTACGCTACGAACAAGCGTTCTCATTGCTCTCCTGCCTTAAGTTGGAAGAGGGATAAGTAATCCCCATTTAAAATTATCCCTCTACCAATTCTTATTCTAGTTCTACTTGAACTAGTTTGCTGGCTTGCATTGTTCTGGTCCCTGTGGAAGCGGGCAAGACCAAAATGCGTAAGGCTTCCCCGTTGTCTTGCTGACTCCACTGCGATGTGTTCGCGGTCCGTGTATACAAGTCGGTGTTGATAGACCTGCCGTAGCGGATGGAGCCGATTGCGGGGCGGTTGTTGAGGTAGGCGATTGCACTGTGCCTGCTGTTGAACCAGTGGTCCCCAAAGGGGCTGCGGTGTAAGCACCTTGAATTAACTTTCCTGTCGCTGCTATTTGAGTAGAGTAATCACTCACACCCTCAAGCATTACAGATAATTCTTCGGCTGTTTGTGCACGTATATTAATCAAGTCCCCTGTTGGAGTTTTATAAGAGACTTGTAGTTTCCAGTCTTCCATTGCCATTTATTTATCCTTCGTGAATTGGCAGTGTTCTGTGAGTCCACAGTAACTGCACGATTGTAGGTTCGGTAGAAATATACCAGCCTTACGAGCCTTATCAAAGCCTGACACAAAATATTCTAAAGTGTCTAGCGTATATCTACTAAGGTCAATCATTTCCCCTGTCCCTGACTCACGAGACATCCAGTAATTACCTAGATTGACTTCAACACCAAGCATCATTTCTACACCGACTTTATAAAAGCCTAGTTGTAAATCAGATATTGGTTTGCGAGAGGATGTTTTGAGGTCGACAATCACAAGTTGTCCGTTAACCTCAAATATCCTATCAATAAACATCTTCACTGGAACATCAGCAATGATGGGATTTAACTCCAACTCGATAGCCCGAACACCTTGAGGGGTAGTCCAGATTTTCCAGTCTTTATTATTTTTGCGCCAAGCGATGTAGTTATCTACCCACTTGTAACCTTGTGCATTCCACCAAACAGCATCTTCTTTGTTTGGATTTGCAATCGTTGCACGACCAGCAACGCGAGCAATTGAAAAATCTAATCCTTCAGTTTCTTTAGCCCAAGCCTTGTCCCATAAATCATTCATTTTCTAGGTCATACATTTCTGTTGCGTAGTGAAAGGCTCTGCCACCAGCAGACCATACTGAAGGCTCTTCTTCTAACTTCAGTAATCTTCCTAAGTAATACTGATAACCACAAGTCAGATAAGTTGTGAATGCGGAATAAGATATATGAGGGGGAAGTTCATATCCATCAAGTTTAAGCATATTTTCTCCTGTCTTACATTAGACTAGATGATTCTCCTACGGAGGACAGGAGAGTACTCAACATAAAAGAATCATCTAATATTTAGTTGTATATATATTTTGCCCTGTCGGGCAATTAGATTTAGGAAAGCCCCCCATACCCCCCATAAAAATATGAGTAGGTAGAGAAGACATAACCCTGTCGGTTTAACCGTCATTGAGGTTTCGCCCCCACCATTGCTGGTAAGTGAATACTAACACAATGGTATGACAAATGTAAGTCGTAGACACGCTAATTAAGAACGTGATTTAGAACGACAAAAGACCCCCTTCCCAGTATCTCTACTAGGTTGGGGGTCAATGTCTTCTCTAAAGGGCCTCTAAAGGCTTATTAGGGGTATATAATTAGTTGCTTCCGCGACCAAACTCTGTGGCTGAGGAGTCCAAAGCCTTCAGAAGAGGTCCTGCAACTGCTGCAACTCCTGCTGTTGCTAATGCCTTTAGGTCTGTATTACCTGCAAGGTATAGAGCAAGCACAGCAGCAGATGCTGCACGTGCGTAAGAGATTACAATTGCTTTTACTTTAGTTGTATTCATATTT